CTCCAACTCCAGTCCCTACTCCTGCACCGACATTTAGTCCGCCTTCTCCTGCTCCAACACCTGCCCCAGGACCAGTTGCTATGAATATAAAAGATATAAAAGATAATGGTTTGGGATATATCAATAATTATGGTCTAGATGAGGATGGACAAGGTTTGGACTTCATATAAATGGAATAGATAATAATGCTTACGATAGAATATAGCGATAGTCCGGAATTGACGATATATGCGAACTTGTTTAGCGCAACAAGTAATACTAGTGCATTTAATGCGTCTACTAATGATTTTATTACGGTTGATGGGACAAATGAAATAGATGTAGCCATTGTATTAGATGAAATTTCTGTTAGACCAGGATTCTATAACTTTATTATAACAGATGTATCTAATATACCAGAGACCGTCGATGGTCAATTCTATTTACTAGAAATATTTATTGCATTAGGGACTTCATTCGATAGATCTACTGATACTCTTGTTGGGACTATTCCGTTTTATTGGGATGGCGAGAAAGAAGTAGATGTTTGTGGATGTTCTGCTTCAGGATCAGACACTACTGCTCAATCTATATGGGAATATCAAGATAGGACCTTAACTCAAGATTTAGAGTGTCCAGACCCTTATATAGAGTTAGAATGTCCAGACCCATACATAGATCTTGAGTGTCCAGATAATTCTCAAGAAATAGAAGATTTGAAGAAATCATTAGAAATACAATTAGCATCAATAAACGAAACTTTGGAAAAAATAGAACAAAATCAATGCAATACAGTCTCAGTAACTTCCGTTCCATCTACTCAAACACCGAGAATAAATAGAGGTAGTGGCGGTCAATCTAATATAAGAGTAACATAATAGAGAATTCTTAGGAGAAAAATATGACCATTCAAGCAGTAGCAGATTATAGGGGTACATTCGAGCAAGGGTCTTTGACCTCTCTTTTCTTGAAGATAACAAATTTTCAAGGAGATGCTGTTGATCCATCTGCTATATCTGTAGAAGTAACAGACTCCTTAGACGCATCTGTTACATCAGGAACTCCTGAGAAAATAGTAGAAGGTTTCTATATATTTGATTGGGACATTGATTCAGCACAGGATGCTGGAGAGTATACTACAACATGGACTTATACTGTTGACGGAGTTGAGACAGACGCTGTTCAATCAGTTATTGTTGCTGCAACTGGAGATCTTGGTGGCGGTTCTCTTTATAGCGACAGGCTTTCTGGCTTTAGAGCTTCGGTCGATTTACATTTGCAATGCGCTCAATCAATTCCTGTATATGATGAACAGGGCCTTATTTGCGATGACGAACAGACAGTCAGATTTACATTTCCAAGATGGAATCAGAATTCATATACACGAATATACCTAAATCAAAAACCAGTAACCAGTGGTATTACGGTCAATTATTTCAAAGGAGAAATTATCTTTGATAGAGTTCTGACTGAGTATGATACAGTTACTGCGAGTTATAACTTTAGATGGTTTTCAGATGATCAGATAGATCGCTTTATGAGTAATGCTTTGCATACTATAAATTTGTACCCACCATCAAGTAGTTATAATTTAGGAACTTTACCTCATAGGTTTATTCCGATAATAATGTATGGAGCATCAAAGGATGCTCTTAGAGAATTGCTGTTATGTTTACAGTTTCAGCAACCTCAAGAAGTCTTTGGCGGAGGAGATGCTGCTCAGAAAGCTTTTTCAAATCTTGAGACGCTTAAGAAAAACTTCGAAGGCGATTATAATACATTGCTTGAACAAAAGAAACTTGGTCCATACATGGGTCTTACAAAAACAACTGTTACTCCTGAATTCACATTACCAGGCGGTAGAAGTCGTTGGTTTAGATATCTTATGGGTGGATTCAGTCTATAATAGGATAATTATTATGAATTGGTATAAACAATCTAAAAAAGAAAACAGCTTTAGCTATGAAGACGAGCATCGTGCTTTGTGGAGGATTCTCATTAGCAAAGAGATGGAAAGATGTGGCATTCGTTTTGATCTAGAAAATGATTATGAAGTAAAAAGCAGAATGATGGACTGTGATCTAAAGCGAAATGAAGATGATGAATATAAGTATAAAGTATATGCTGAAATGTACGAGGCAGGAGGAGATTGGGAATGTCCTAATATTTACTTTAGATGCCAAATGTACAAAAAGTATAAAAATTCTCGTTGGTCATCTGGCGAGAAGTTTGTTTATATTCCGAAAAAGAATTTGAATCTAAAAGATGGTCAAGCAATTCATAATGATGAGAGCGTAAGTGAGTGTAATAGGCTTCAAGATTTCAAAGAAAAAGATTTATGGGATATGTTGCAAAAAGAATCAATACTTCGTAAAAAACAAGAGTGGAAAATGAATGAGACATCAGATAACTATGATACAGATTCATGGTCAGCAGGTTATGTTGGTAATCTTCTCAAACACTGGAAGTCTGAGGACTAATATATGAATTGGTATAATAAAGTTATTGCAGAGTCTCATAAATTTTCTACTGTCATGTTAGAGATAGATGGAAGCCTAAGAACTGAGATTATGAAGTTCATAGATGAATCTATTCAAGATTGCGATGTTGCTAGCGATGGAAAAGAAGATAATCCTCACGTAACAGCTTTGTATGGATTGCATACAGGCTCTACTCAAAAGATAAAAGATCATATTGCTGATGTAGAATCGTTTGAGATAACTTTGGGGAAAATAAGCAAATTCACAACAAGCGACGAGCATGATGTTTTGAAAGTAGAAATAGAGAGTAGTAGTTTGAGAAAAATACATTCTCTACTGAAAGAGCTTCCTTATACGTCCACTCACAAAGACTATAATCCCCATCTAACCTTAGCCTATGTAAACAAGGGTGCATGCGAAGACCTTGTTGGCTCAGATATTTTTAGCGGGAAAAAGTTTGACGTAAACACTCTTGTTTTTAGTTCTAAAACAGAAGATAAGACAAATATAAATCTCCAATAAGACGATACTGTAATATAGGAGTAATATTATGTCAATCGAAAACATGACTCGTGAACAGAAGAAGAAAATAATAGAAGCAATAAGATCTAAGAAAACAGAATTCATATTCATTCCTAGTAGATCTCTAAAAGATAAAATAATGCAGAATGAAGATACGTTCATAGTTTCTCTTCCTTCGGGGATGCCTGAAATTCTTTTGGGCTGTCCAGATGGCAAGGGAATATCTCTTGCTCCAGATTTAGTTGTTAAAATGATCAACGGAAATCTAGACGCAAAAAATAAATACATACTATCAATGGGCAATGTTATAGTAAAAGGCATGTAATATAGTGTGATTATTTTATAAAATCAGAAGTAGAGATTCTTCTGAAGGATAAGTAGATCTACTAATTGTATTAATAAGTGTTCCCTTGATGGAGCTATTTATGAGCAATAAAGTGTTTAGAAATTTCGAAGAGTTTGTGTCCTTAACCAGGCCTCTCGATATACATCAAAGAAAAATATTAATTGAGAGTCTTCCCAAGACTGAAAGAGATGCATTATTGTTGCATTGGAAATCAGAAGGTTGGGAAGACTTATTTGTTCGTAATGAAATTGATAAAATAATAAACAATATAAGAAAGGAATTTGATGAAGATTTAATCTTGATTAGAATACAAATCAAAGACGGAAATATACGCAAGGTGCGTAAAGTTTTTTGGAATAAGATTTGTTCATTGTTAGATAAATATTCTGAAGAGCAGAAGGCTTACGCTCTTGAAGGAATAGAGTTTGAAGTATTAGATGATGAATGGATTTTACTAGTACCATATAAGAAAAAAGGATAAACATACTTATGTCAAAGCGAATTCGAGGAGAGTCGTCTACGGTCAATAAAGGTAACACTTTATCAAAATCGAAATCACCCAAATTAGTTCCAGTAGTTACTGCGAAAAATCCAGGCCAAAAAGAAGCTCTGAGAACTATCAGCGAGAAAAAGATTACATTCATTACGGGAGTTCCCGGCTCAGGAAAGACACATGTTTCTGTAGGGTGGGGTCTTCAAGAGATGAATAAGGGAAGATTTGAAAGACTTATATTATCTAGACCTCTTGTTGAAGCAGGAGAAAATCTAGGATACCTCCCAGGTTCAGCAGAAGACAAAATAGCTCCATACATGATGCCTATATATGAAATACTCAGGCACTATATGTCTGATGATCAGATAAAGAAGATGGAACAAGAAAAGAAGATAATGATTTTGCCGATAGCTTACATGCGTGGAGTCACGTTTAATAACTCATTTGTTGTCGTTGATGAATGCCAGAATGCCTCAATTAGACAAATGCATCTCATTCTTACTCGTTTAGGGGAAAACTCTAAGATTGTAATGACAGGAGATACCTATCAGAGCGACATTATGGGAAGAGGCCTTGTTGCCAATGGTTTAGAAGATGCTGTAAATAGAATGCAAGATATCGAGGAGATAGGGCTTGTTGACTTAGGTTACGAATCATGCGTCAGAGACCCTCTGGTCAATCTTATTGATGAGAGATATAGGAACCCACTAACTTATCCACCACCTAATAAAGGCAATAGAGAGACTTTCGAGTAAATTGCCGATAATATAATTAGGAATAGATAGCCAGTATTCTTGCAAGGAATATTGGTTATCTATATTGAAAAAGATAATATAGATAAGTTTAACAAATAGATATCAAAAGAAGAGGATAGGTATGAATTTTTTCCGCAAAGCACTAGCAAAGGTAACTCGTAGGCAAATTATTGCTGATATGTACGATGAAAATGCGGTTATTAATCAACAACCAGCGGCTGAGATGCCTCCTGTAGATGTTGTAAACGTAGCTCCGCCACAGCAGCCTGTTGAAAACAAAGCTCCTTACTCAAGAAACAAAAACAGAAGAGAAGAACTCAATAGACTCAAAAGTAAGAATGAGAATAAGGGGTTTACTCAGGATGTTGGCTATTTAGGATATAGTTCTCAGGAATATAATACTGTTCTTCCTTTGATGAAAGATGGCATAAAGCCATACTTTACTCCAGGACAGATGACAGGTATTGACCTCTTAGATAGATATGAAATAGATCCAGAATTTCAATCAACCTTTCCTCAGGAATGGGTTGAATCAGATTACTGGTTGCCATTACTTGCAGAGGCTATCAAACAAGTAGAAGAAGAAGGAATGGGACAACAAGCTACTCCTTCTATTGTTGATCCTGGATCTGTAAACGAAATCAGACAGCCAGAACAAGTTGCTATTTGGGATGAGCAACAAATGAATTCCTTTATAGCGACAAAAGATCCTTCAGCTCCATTGCCAGAAGAGATAGCTAATGTTCCGGCTAACCTTGCAGCATATCTTGAAATGTCAAAAGTTCAAGAAGTTCAATTTATATCTGAACTTTCTTCCAGAGAAGAACAAATGAAAATGGAAGAATTATCAACTCTAAGGGGTGTTCCTCCTACAGAATTGGCAGCTTCTGTTTTTGATAATTTGATAAAAGATAATATAGATAGAATGGAAATGCTTTCAGGAGATAATAGATTTAGTGACCAAATAGACGCTTGGCCTCTTGATTTGTCTGAATATGTTTTCAAAGGGGTAGATGGCGGAGTTGGTAAAAACGGAGAAAAAGATTTCCGTATTCGTTTTTTCTTGGATGGTGGATCTGAATTTGCTCCTGCTGAAGTAAAACAATGGATGGAAGAAGAAGACGGTAGAAATAATCCAGAAAAATGGGAAAACTATAGAGATCTATATAATAACCATATAGAGCAATTGAGTGAGCAAATTCAAAATATAGCAGACCCTTCAATCCCTTTCTTCAATGAATATGGCGAGCAAGATGATGATATGAAGATAAGAGCGGAAGAAACTCTTTGGAACTATATTGTTAGAAAATTACAATCCAAAACAATGAGAAAAAGAAAGACTGAGTTTCAGGAATCAGATGGTCCAGGAAACGAAGACGGTTCAACATCTCTATCTGAGCAAATAGAAGCAACTCCTCAAAAGGCAGACGCATCAAAACTATCCGAAGAAGACAGAGAAAAGTACATGTCTTCATTATTCGGAGATTTCTCATCTATGGCTGATCAAATACATGACCTAGCGAAAGATGCAAGAGATTATTTGTTTGACAAGTATGGAAGAGAAGAAATGGTTGCCAGCAAATCAGGCAAGCAAGTATCTAATGCCCCATTCTATGCGGCGTTAACAATTGATGCTCTTGGCGAGCTTGGAGCCGAAGCGATGAGAGGTTGGCAGGAACTTTCAGAATCAGGGCAACTAACTCCAGCAGAGCTTGATAAGTTGAGCAAGGGTAAGCAAATATCAAGATCTCCAAAGAGAGTAAGTAAAGATGCTACGCCAGATGAATTGAGCGAAATACAAAATAAGAAAAGACTTGGTAATCTAAAGTATGATCCAGAGTCACAAAACAACTGGTCAGCTATAAATTGGCAAGGGTTGGTTCCTCCAGGTCTTGCTTTGAATAGAGTTATGGATTTACACTCAGGGAATCTTGAAGGCTCAGAGGATGACCCAAATAGTTATAGAAACATAATTCCTAATCTTGAAAACTGGAGAGGTAGACCTCTCGAAGGCATGGAGGCTGGAAAGAATGAACAATCTAATGTCGGATATGCTGCTCAGCTTATATCAACTGAATTGGGAGACTTTTTGATAGATAATGCTTTTGAAAAGTATCCTAAAAATGTTATTTTAGCATTCCTCAATTCAACAAAAGCTTTTACAGGAGTTTCTGATTTTGCTAGATATACTGTTTATTCAGGAGAAGTTGGAGAAAACGCTAGAAAAGAACTCTTATCAGATAGTCTAGCTCATGGAATGGTTTCTGAAGAGGGTATGGCTTCCCTGAATCACTACTTAGATACTAATGGCATAAAGCAACAAGGCATGCCTGTTGAAGAGTCTCATATAGAGATGATGCCAGACAATGTTGTATATGATTCTGTAAAAGATAGAATCTCTAGAATAAAGAAAGAGCAGTTCAAGCAGATTCCTATGACTATGTGGAACTCTGTTTCTAATATTATGAGTTTGCCAGAAGATAAGACTGTTGGCACGCCTCCTTCTAAAGAAGACAGAGAAGAATGGAATACTAGAAGAAATAACGATTTCAATATTAGACAGAGAGCTAAGCGTAGAGCAAGCGCTGTATATGAGATAATCAAAACAGCTCTTTCTGGAATAGAAGACTTGAGAATGCTGAAGAGCAGTATGGGCAAATTCGCTTCAACGGATATTATTGACAACCAAATAAGATCCATTTCTGAAGAAGCGAGGATAGCTATAGACGAGGTTAGGAGAACCATGTGAATATAACTTGCGTGTGTTCAAAATGTGGTAATCATGAAAAAGAGCCATCTATAGAGATAAATTTCCGAGAAGGTAAAATCTATTGGTATTGCGCAGAGTGCGAGCAAACGAACAGTATCAATATAACTCCTCCTGAAACAGGATTGCCTAGAACAAGATTGAGAAGATAAAATGTATATTGTTAAGAACGTAACAAGACATCCAGTTTCTATATCAGATCTTAGGGCAGAAATTGCTCCAGGCAAAGTTGAGGACTTAGATAGACTATCCACTCGATATCGGATAGATCAGTCAAAGGATTTGAATATAGCTATGAGAAGAGGGGCTTTGAAAGTCTTGAAGAAAGACGATCCGAACGCTCCTTCGAGGCTAATGGAACCATCTACTAATAATATAACGATTAACGAGCAAGATAATGTTGAAGTTATAAAAGAAATGCAAAAGATGGAAAAGAGAATTGTGGAAAGAGTAAATGCTCAAGTACAAAAAGCAGAAGCTACCCCACAACAATTGGACCCTCAAGCAGTAGAAGCTCTACAGGCAGCCATTGACTCGTTAAAAGGAATGGTAGGCAATGGTGGAGGACAAGTAGCTCAGAGTATGGATAAAGCAAATACTGTTGAGACAGAAATTCCAAATGATGTAGCAGTAGATATTCATCAGAGGACGATAGATAGACTGTCTAAAGGTAGCACAGGTAGTATAAAACAACAAGAAACATCGGGATCTTCCGATGTAGATAAAAACATAGATGAATTAGGAGATATATTATGAGTAATGGAAGAGCCGTTGGGTGCGATGTTGGAACAATGTTTTTTCAAGTAGCAGAAAAGTTAGATACAGATTCTTTATCCCATAAGACTGTTAGAAATGCATTCGTTGAGCTTCCTGTTTCAGAGGATGCAGAAGATGTTCTTTTGAGAAACGGGTGGCAATATGTAAAAGATGGAGAGAATTACTATGTTATAGGCGACGACGCTATACAGGTTGCTAATATCTTTCCAGGAAAGACAGAGATTAGAAGACCATTAGCTGACGGAGTTCTCAATAAGAGCGAAGATAAAAAACTTCTTGTCTTAGCAGAAATCATAAATCAAGCCGTTGGGCCTGCTGAAGGCGATAACTCTTGGTTATGTACATGCGTGTCTTCTGCCTCAGTGGATACTTCCCAAGATAGCGTCTTTCATAGACAAAGATTGGAAGCCTTATTCAAAAGACTTGGTTGGAATATAAAAGTCATTGAAGAGGGCCATGCTGTTATTCTATCAGAAAGACCAGTAGTTATTGAAGATGGTAAAGAAATAGCTTATAGTGGCATTGGCGTTAGTTTTGGTGCAGGCCGAGCAAATTGCGTTTTAGCATATAGAGGTTTGCCTATTATAGGCATGAGTGTTGCTCGTAGTGGCGACTGGGTAGATAATATTGTTTCCGAACAAACAGGAATACCTATATCTCAAATTATATCAATCAAGGAAAAGAAGCTAGACTTTGACAATATAGATTATGATAGCGATGTAGAGTTTGCTTTAGACGCATATTATGATCAGCTTATAAGACATGTCTTTACTCTCTTTGGTAAAAAGTTTGCAGAAGAGAAGAGCCAATTTGACGCTCCATTAGACATTATTCTTGCAGGCGGGACATCTATGCCTAATGGATTTACTAATAAGGTTCGAAAAATCGTGGATAGTTTGAATCTTCCTTTTGAGATAAATGATGTAAGGGCAGCCAGAGATCCAAGAACGGCGGTAGTCGAGGGGCTTTATGCGGCAGCATCGGTTGCTCAGAAAAAAGCGGCAAAAGAATAAGGGATTATAAATGGGTTACGCTACACAGCAACAGATTTTAGACATATTGGCTCAGTCAATGACTTCTGCTACCAATAGTATAACAAATGGAGAGGCTTTGCCTTTACATTCTATTGGGCAGGTTGCTGATGCGAATGTTTTATCAGCAAGCGTAATCGATCAATATATAATGTGGTCTGACGAAGAAGTCGATGGCGCTCTTAGTGAAATGTATGAGGTCCCCTTATGCGAAAAGACTGACATGGAAACAAATATTATATTCGACATAAATGAATATAACTCAGACATATCTCTATCGAAGGCAAATAACCTTGTTCCCGGAGATGTTCTTGTTTTCTTAGATGACTTACAGGAAGAAAGGCATGTTGTTGCCACTGTTGTAAATACTACCATGATTACTCTCAATGATACTGTTATTGGTCTATTCGATGCTGATGACACAAGAGTTCTTAGGGTAAAGTATCCTGCTCCAATAAGCCTTATATCTTCAAGGCTTGCTGCTGCAAACATATATGACAAGTTTTTCTCAGCAGAAGTTGCTCCGAATACGAGTGATTATGGTAAGCACCTAAGAAGTATGGCTAGAAGAGATTTGAATAACATATTGAATGGTAGAACCGTTCTTCATGGGCAGAGGCGCATTGGTCATAGATTTATAAATGCTAACCTTAGAGATAGGTATAGATTGCCAGGCGTTACTGACCAAGATGGTAGTAGAGATATGGGTGAGTTATAATGGAAGAGTGGGATGAATTTTTTGCAGCTCTCAATAAGCTAAAAATGGCAGAAGGTTCTAATTTTAATATAGGATCTTTCCCTTCCCCTATGGAAACTGTTTTATCAAAATCTCAAGAAGAAGCAATAAGGCGAGGTAACTTTGATTCCATTATGAGAGGTCAGAGTATTCAAGTCAAGACAGATGAAATATCAAAGGTAGAAGAAGAATTGATAAATGATTTTGCGGAAGACCTCATTGATAAGTTGCTTTAATTATGAATAGACCTACTATCGAATTGCTAGAATCTGTAAGGCGTATTATTGCCAGGTGGGTCAATACGCAAACTCCATTAACAGCAGATGTTGCTCAAGGCGGAACTACTCTTAGTGTGCAGACTACTTCTCGTTGGGAAGCAGGAGATGAGCTAGCTATTATAGATTGGGAAAGAAGCATTTTTGAACCAAAGCTTATTGTATCTGAAGTTGTTGACAATACTACTTTGGAACTTTCTACTCCAATAATGGTCAACAATGGTTGGACTGTATCTCAAAATGCTGTTATTAGAAAAACTTTCGATGGTAAAATAATGGAAGGGATCTATATTGGAGATCCTGCTGTTATAGCTCACTATCCCGCTATCTCAATAATGGAAAATACCAAATCTTCGAACTGGGAAGCAATAAGTCTCACAAAAGAAGATCACAAAATACAGATTTCAGCATTCATAAAAGCTTCTACTAATGAAGCCAGCTATAGACAGCTTCTCAGATTGACAGACACTATTGAGAGAGGTTTGAAAAATAACTTCTATCCTCTTGTTGGGCCTTTTGATACGATAGAAGTTACAGCTCCGATTGTTGCTGGCGATAGATTCATAAAAGTTGCAGATACAAGTCTTCTTGAACCATCAAGGCATATATTGCTAGATAGCCTTCATAGGTCTGAAGAGTCAGCGGTAAAGTGTGTTGTTGATGCAACTACTATAGAGATTCATGCTCCATTCTCTAATAGCTATCCGCTAATTGATCTGCCAACAATCATAAAGATGACAAGATTCTTTTATAATTCGTGGCCATCCAGCATTAACTACGGACTTGTTCACAAAGGTTCGTTGCTTCATGCTTCTACTATAGATTACTTCGCTTGGGAAGCAGAAGTTCAGGAAGATGGCGGTTGGATTGACCCACAAATGTAATCTTATAGGTCACTATTTGACGATATATTGTTGGAGGTAATCAATGAAGATTCTTACAGTTAGCGCATCGCCTTATTTATTAGTTAGAAATGGTAGAATGAATTCTGCTATTATCCAAAAGCTCAAAAGCGATGGCCATGATGTCTACACGGCAGCGTGGCATCACGATGAGGGTTTCTTTTTACCAGAAGAGGCAGGCACTCATTGGTTTGAAAAGGATGACAAAAAGATCTGTCAAGTATTTCCGATAGAGCCGCATATTCATGGTTCTTCTGGATTGTACGAACTAATGAAGCAAGTCCAGCCAGATATGATTATTTCCATTGGAGATTACAAGGAGACAGATTTTATTTGGGAAGTAAAGGCTATGTACCCAAACTTGTTCAAATGGTTAGCGATATTCTGCATTGACTGTCTATATGTAAATGAAAACCATAAGTCATTTTTGGAATATACTGACAAAGTTATTTCAGTAAACGAATTCGGCATGGCTAACTTATCAGGGATGGCTAATCTAGATATAGATTTCTTACCATATGGGCCTAATCATGATGTATTTTTCGGAGAAAATAAAGTAAATGAAAAGGTAATGAGAGTTATTTGTTCATCTCATAATGCTCAATCCAATAATATTGCAGCTTTTATTAAGTCAATGGGGCAAATAAATTCTACTCTATCAATAAACGGAGAAGAAGACTCTATAATAGGATACCTTCATACCAACTTGTATGACCCAGGAGAATACGAAATAGAACTTCTTATGGAAAGATACGGAGCTTCAAACGTTATGCTTCCTGATAAGTTTGTTTCAGTAAAAGATAGTATATCTGATGAGGAAATGAATGAAGAATATAACAAGTCTCATGTCTTTGTAGATTGCTCAGTAAAATCAGCTACAGGACTAACTATGTTGGAGGCAATGGCTGCTGGTTGCATACCAGTGGGTATAAATAGCGGTAGAACGGCAGAGATAATAAGTCAAATGCCAGAAGAGTATCAGTTCTTCGTGCCTCATGAGACCTATATAGGCAATTCAGAAGAAGAATTTTCTGTTATTTCAATAGAAGGATTAGGAAAGACTTTGTTGGAAATAAAAGAAAGAGTATTCAGTAATCCTGATTCTATGGCCATTGCCACTGAAGCTGCTCAAAAAATATCAAAAAAATATGATGAAAAAGCCTTTACTGATAGTATATCAGATATCATTATTGATGTAAAAAAATCAAAAGATGAAATAGCAATTGAGTCTTTCTGAGAATTTATATTCTTTAAGAAGGAATTTGCTCTCAGAAGCGTGAAATCTAATAACAGCCAAGCAAGAAAAGCAGGGTTGTATAGTTTGCAGCCTTCCAGCTTTTATAGCAAGGAACTTTTGAGGAGAACAGCGAATGTCAAGTGTCATTTCAGGTACAAATTATGAGCAAGTCGCTACGCAATATGCAAATGCTAGGAACTCTGTTCTTTCATCTGTCAGCTATCTTTTTGATGCGGTCTACACGATTGTTACTCTCGATGAGATAGAACCATCAGTAGACCTTCTGACAGAATTTTGGAACAGTTATCAGATAAACTCGGATCTATTTAGAAACCCAGTTACCTTCCTTTCTGCTGTTCGTAGAATAAATAACCATGTAATCAATAGGTCAATATATACAACCCTTGATTTATGGATGGCCGCAGAGGGAGTTAATATTCCTGAAGCATGGGCAGATCTAAGCAACGCTGCTGGATATACAATCGACCCGTCTAGAATCTTATAATATGGGTAAGTCGTTTGAGAACGTTTTTATATACACACGAGGAGTCAAGGTAAATGCCTAATCCACAAGCAAAAATGGGATATGTTGGTAGTGTTACTTTTCTTGGTACTACCGCAGGAAATATTAGAGTAAGAGCAACAAGTTGTGATGTAAAGGCCAGCCAGGCTATTACCGCCCCTGACGTTGTTGACGGAAAAATTGATAGGACTCTCTACCAGTTAGGGCCTCGTATTGTAGAAGGTACTGTAGCTTTTCCTATGGTTCATGAAGGCATTACAGGAATTGCTTCTGGTCGAGATTGCGATCAGTTGACAAGTGAAACTCTTGGTCAAGCATTCTGGAAAATCGGAGCGCAAAGAGATCCATTTGGTAGATTATTGAATCAGTTTGACTTGCAAGTTAGATATACAGATGATACTCACTTCAAATACCCAACATGTATTGTAAACACAATGACTCTTTCCGTTACTCAAAGCGATAACGTAAATATGAGTCTTAGCGTAATTGGTGGAGCTGACTCTACAGATGATGTTCGTCAGCCATCAGATAATATCAATCCAGAATTCCTATCTCCAGCTAGAGTTGTTACATGGAATGACTTCTTGATTAGAATTTACGGAGATAATCTTGAAACAGAACCTATCCGTGGAGACTATCTAAGAAGTTTTGAAGTAACTGTCAACAACAATGCTGAAAGATTCTTTACTTTGAATAACAAACTAGCTCCTCAGGACATTACTGCCAAGAAGAGAGAGATAAACGGTAGAATGGTCCTTATGGGAAGAAATATCGGATTATCCGAATTGGCTTATAATAACCAAGAAAGATTTACTTCAACTGCTAGAATAGCTTTTGGATATTCATTGGGAGCAGCAGGTTCTGTTGCCTTCATGACAGCTCTTCATGGCGTTGTATTCGAAATTGAAGAAATAGCGATATCTAATGAACTTATTGAGACAACAGTTCCGTTTATGGCTCTTGCAGATTGTGAGAATGGCTATGAGGCAACTGAAATCGGTTCGCAAGGAACAAGTTTGCCAACTGGCTCAAACTTCTCGCCTGGCTTGTTTGGAGGCAGAACTTCTGCTGGATTCCCAAACTGGGCTCCTGACGACTAAACCGCTGTTGTTATCTAGACAGCGTGTCGATAAATACATTATAAGAAAATATAGCAGCCCATCGTTTGTACGATTGGGCATTGCTATGTTATATGAAAAGGAGAAGATATGCCGTCAGATTTACTAATGACTGGAGCCGAAGATCTTATTGAAGTAGATATCTACTACAAAGCACGCAGAAACGAGTCAGGATTCCGCTCACACACCATTTTATCAGAAGATGAGGGTAAGAAGGCTATGGAGGCAGAAGATGAAGGTGTAGACGTTTTATCTACCAAATGGTCAGCTCAAACATGGCAGCTAAATAATAGCATCATGAAAGAGTCTACAAATTATAATAAAATTTCCGGAAATCAAGATGTTGACTGGACCGCTTATCAAAATAAGATGATTCAATATTGCTTGAGAGAATGGAATGTAACGCTACCAGATGGGACACCTGTTCCTCCAACTGTTGATAACGTTGGTATGATGCCTGCAAATATCGTAGCTTCTCTAATAAAGAAGTATGATGCGTCTATGAAGGTAGACGAAGAAGAAAAAAAAGAGTAATTCGGGCGGCAGCAGATCTGTTTAAGGGAGACCTGATTGACCAATCAAAGATTCCAGATGGATTAGCGGAATTTATGTTCGCCTCGGAATATGGATGGACACTCCAAGAAATCCGAAGGCTTCCCCCGGTTGACTTTAAACAACATTTAGGCATTCTTATTGTTAGATATAGAATGGAAGCAATAAGCAGAAGTGCTTCATTATAGCACAGAAGAGGTTTTTAGATATGAGTAAATTATTTGTAACAGAAAACGACGAGGTAGTTATCGATCTATATGTTTCAGAAAATTCAAGCGGTAATACTATTGCTTGGACGAAGGATGAAGATAGACCTGAAAATGTAGAACAAGTAGAAAAATACAGCGCTACATTTCGTCAACCAAACTACAAAGACACTGTAGAACTTTTAGATATAGCTACTAGGACAGATGTAAACGGAGATTTTGCAGTAAATCTTGGGTCTATTAGAATGCATAGAATTGTAATGCTTATTAAGACTTGGGATTTTGTTGATGAAAATGGAGCAACAGTAGAACCCACTATTGACTTTGTTATATCACTAAATCCCATAGTTGCTATGGCCCTTGCTGATGGGCTTGAACGGGGATTAAACTTGTTCGACGATTCAGATGAAGATAACCTAGCTAATGCTAAGGATTTCTTGGCAAAAGCAGCAGAATTATCAGAATTAGAAGATAAAAACTAATCACATACGATTGTATTTTTGCATCATTCAATATGGAAAATGATAATCTTTCAATCTTAGACTTTGCTTTAGGGGCGATAATCGCCATTGTTTATTGGGCATCTCATGTCGGAGAGATCTTCTCCGGTGCTTCAGATTCCCTTTTTGGCTCGCTTTTTGCTCTTTTCTTGTACTTTGGCGGTATAATCGTGGTGTATGTAGTATTTGTACTATTATGCATACTTTGTCCGCTAACAAGATTCTTGCCCTGCATTTTTGGCGGAATCGCTACTTGCTTGTTTTTGTCGATGTTTATTTGAAGATTTGATACCTGTTGTAAAAAAGAATAGAAGGGTCTAACCCTTTTTATGCCGAAATACTTGTAGAAGCAATACTTTTAGTATTGAGTTTTTTAGTATAAAGGCTATTCTTTGGCTCCAGACCCACAAACAATTTATAGACAGTTAGTTGTCGCATTTGGACAATCAGGCGCAGATGCTCTTATTCAGCAAATGGGTTCGGTATCTCAGTCGCTACAGGGTGTTCAGCAGCAAGCTGGTAAAGCCGGTGGAGCAATCAAGGGCTTTGGTAAAGCGGCTGGCGCTTCTCTCCGAGGAGTTACTGCTCTTGGTCTTGGCATAAGTTCTACAGCAGTTGCAATGAAGACAATGGGCATTGACCTTGTATCTTCTCAGAGACAGTTATTTGAATTCAATAAAGGCCTTTTGGCTTCTAGAGTATTGTTTGCTAAATACGGCGAGAATATAACTCAAACGCGCCAAAGAATTATAGATCTAAAAAATGAATATGAATTCACCAGAGATGAACTATTATCTCTCCAGAAGCAATTCCAAACAGGATTTACATATTTACCTGTTAAACAAATGACTAGTTATATGAGATTTCTTGCTGATGCTACAGGAGAAACATCGAGCGAGATGGCTTCATTAGATCAAGTTTTCCAAGGCATAAGTCAAAAGATGCCTATCTTTGAACAAATGCTCAGAGGCAATAAAGATATGCTCGCCGGAACTGGCAGGGATATGCTTGATGCTATGTTTGTTACTGGTCAAATAGGAACATCAGATTATAAGCAAGCCTCAGGCGCTATAGCTTCAGCAGGAGCCGCAAGTAGAGGAAGTGATATAGAACAAGATCTTATGAGAGAACAGCTTGAGAATGTTCGTAGACTTATTACTACTGGCGAAGATATTCAAATAGAAATGGCTACTCAACTTCAACCTGTTGTTGGGAAAATATCTAGTCTAGTCGAATCCAATAGAGATGCCGTTGTGAAATCTGCCGCTATTTCAGGTAACATACTTAGAGTTGTTTCTGTTATGGGTGGTTTTGGTGCAGCTTCCGGTGCTATGAGAATTCTCCGAGGAGGACAGGGCGCTAATATAATGGGTAGAGCCGCAAATATAAGAAGCGGTGTAGCTACTACAGGAAGAGTTAGTAGATGGGGCGGGACTGCTGGCAGAATTGGTATGTCAGGGGTAAGAGGAGTCGCAGGCTACGGAGCAGCATCAACGGCTGGGGCGTTTGGCGCAACATCTATGTCTGGAGCTATGGGTGCTGGGTCTAGTGGTCTTATGGCTGGAGTTGGAGTAGCTGGAGTAACTTTGGCTTCAGCATTTGCTGTTGCTTTAGGAGGTTTAGCTGTTGGCGGGTTGATTGCTGATCAATTTATTGAAAGCTTTGACGGAACTGCTAAGCAAATGCAGTCTCAAACAGAAAAAGACTTATCACTAAAGATGAGCAGCGTGAATATGTTGAGAGACGCTGGGCAAGGAGATGTGGCAGATCAACTAGAGAGAAAATATGAAAAGATAGCAGAACTAGAAACTAAGATAAATAAAGATTTAGCTGACCGTCAAGGCGGAGGCGCTCTTTCAGGAAAAGGGTGGGCAAACGCAGGAGCCGCAGTATTTGGAACAGATGATTTTATTGAAAGATCTGAAAAAGCATTGAAAAAAGAATACGAGATGAGAGATAGCCTAAGAAGACAGGCTAGCCAAATGATGGTAAAGGCTAAGGATCAGATATCCGCTCAAGAAGAAGCTATGAAAAATGAGCAAGAGAGGCAATCTGCAATTGAGCGAGTTAGAGCTACCATGCAAATGGTTACTTTTGAAATTGAGCGACAAGACGCTTTGGTTGAGTCTCAAGTTAGCGCATATAACACTTTGATTCAATTGAAATCTATTAGTGGTGGAGCTAGTTCTGATTTAGGTCTAGGAGGAAGCTCTGGTATGAGAGTAGATATTATAGATGATATCAATAAGTCAATCAGCGCTCGGACAGGAGCAATATCTGCTCTTCAATCTCTTCAAGGAATGATTTCTGAACGAGCATCCGATCAGGGAAGAGATGCAGATCCTCAATCAAGAATTGACGAAATAGTAACAAAGCTAAAAGAGGCAAAAGATTCAGGCGCTGGTATAAGCGAAGAATTTATAAATTCTATTACGCAAGGATTAGCTGGAGGAATTGCTACTAGAGAAATTCTTATGAAGATTCGAGATCTTCAAAGCGAAATAGGTCAAAAAGAAGTTCAAAGAATTGATGTAATAAATAGTACAGTAAAAGAATACGAAGGGCTTGAGTCTCAAGCTAGAACAGCGGAAAGTTTATTAGGTAATCAGGTGCAATTAGCACAGAATCTAGCGATGGGTGTTGGGGCTTCAGCTTCTATGATATTCCAGCAAGTTCAAGCAGTTGAACGAGTCATACAGGTCTTGCAGAAGCAAAGATCTGAAATGGAATTGATCTATCAATCACAAATGGCTACAGCAGAAGCAGCAGGCAATGTTGAATTGGCTAGAACTTTAGAATTCCAGATGACTTCTCAACTTCTTGAATTGGATAATAAAATAACTGCTGAAAGATCTAAACAAGCAGGATTATCTAAGACAATTAGAGACGGTTGGGTTTCCGCTGTTAGTTCTATGATGACCGGCGAAGGAATGTTTACTAAGATTGTTGTTGATCAAAACACTAGACTTGGTGGAATGATGGCTGCCACAGGAAATAAAACTACAGGATTGAGAACAGGTTTTGCAGGACGTGGCTTTGAGAGTTCTCAAAGGTTTGTTCCAGGAGGAATTAACGGAGACAACTCTGGTATTACTTCTGGATGGCAAGAAGCTCTTTCTTCAGGCAATCCTTTGGCTTCTTTGTTCTCAAGTACAGGAGGAAGTCTAGACCCTAAAAAGATATCCGAAGCTATGATGGAATGGCAAAAAAATATAGGTTCAGGATTAGGAACTGGAGCCGCAGGAGCTGGTGGTAGCATTTATGGAACAAGCGAATTGCTTCAATTGCAAACCGACCATTTCAAGGAATGGGGTTCTCATGGTATAAAGATAAATGCGGATACTCCATTGCCGGTTAGTATAATGAATAACGACAGCAGTCTTGTTGAAGCAGCTACTTCTTCAGGTAAGGGTTCAGGCGGATTAACTGTTGGTCTTAATGAGACAGATAGGAAGAAAGTCGTTGATGCTGTTGTTGTAGAACTAACTAAGGGCATGGTAGAAGTTTCAAAGAAGGCATCAAGAAATGCCGTTGATGATTTGGCTGTCGGTCATTCTAGACTATAATTCCATCAAAATGACGATAATTAATACAGAGGTTTGTCTATGTCAAGATGCGCTCCATTTGTCCAAGGTGCAACAGCTTATAATTCTTTAGAGCTAATAGCTCAGGGTGGTATCCCTGAAGTTGCTATTATTCGGGATGAAGAAGTACAGTTATTACCATCAAATAGGATTAGCGTAGAGTTCCAATATTCTGTGCAGTCCGGTGTTACAGGCACTACTTTGAATGATTTAGCTGGTAGCGGTGGTGTTGCTGGCATATTTGGTGGTCTTGGTGGAGGCGCTGGAGCAGGCATCGGCGGTGTTTTAGGATGTTCTCTCCTTGGAGATTTTGAACCAACCGTATCTACATTCATTTTTCATTTCATGGATGGAGAGAACAGAATAAACAGAATCATAACTCTTACTGATGCTATGCTTGAAGAAGCTAGTAGTAATGATGGAGTTTTTGAATATACTTTGCCAACAGAGGTTGCCGGGGTATTGGGCGTAACTCTATCTCCTTTGGAATTTACGGAAGAAGAACTTTTAGATATAGGCTCTTCGCCTGGCACTCAGTTCAGAGGTCATAGAATAAATAATGATGGACAGATAACAGCAGATTTTGCTCCATCAGATGAAGACAATCTATTTGTTGAAATATTTCGGGACGAGAGAAAATATGATTATCGAGGAGATAATGATGTGGGCAACTTCTCAGGAACATCTAACGTATTTACGAATACAGGCGGCGACGACCTAGTAGATAAGAAGATAAAAATAAAACTCACAGAAGTAGCCCTAAATGGAGTACCTGCAAATGAAGAAGAGGGAACAGAAGCTATCCCTCCCTTAGAGGCAGGAAGCAGATTATATATAACATACTATGCTGTTTTGAACGATGAACTACGTCATGCCATTGAATCTAGGAGCTTCTTTTTTCTATTCCCAGGACAAACTGTTGACAGAATAGCTATTGAACAGGTAAAGGCTTGGAATTTCAAACCACATGAATTTTATGTTCATAAAGAGCATGGAGAGAACTCTTCAGGACAATTCATTCGTGCTGATTTAGAAGATTTAGCAAATGATGAAGCTGTAAGAAATAATCCAGACTTGACAGCCGAAGAAAAAGAAGATTTATTTGTTCTTGAAGAGATAAAAGGACATAGGCTTATAGAGACTCTCAATGATACAAAGAATAAATCTCCATTCATAAAAGGGGTTTATGCCGCAGACACAAGAGGTATCATATCTATAGATGTAAATAATCTATATGAGATAGAAGTTCTAATTCCGGCAGACCAAATCAAAGACCAAGAATGGTGGACTTCTTATATAGATGGATTTGTAGACTTTGGTCCTGGCTTCAATGATGATGGAGAGATTCTTCCTGAAGAAGATGGAGCAAATAGATTCATGAAAGGTTTTCTTTTTGATATAAGCGACCACGTGAATTCAGCCGTTTTTGATGATGAGAAATATGGGTATCAAAGAGAGCTTGCAAATGCTCTCAAGAGTGTTAGCAAGGTTGATGCCGACAATATAGATAATACAGGAATAGGTTTTCCGAATCTTGACCTTATAAGAAATAGAGTTTCGGGTAGAAATAATTATGATTTGTCAACTGCTAAATTCGAAAACGTAAAAATGTCTTCAATAGAAGGTGGAGCATACTTTGTTAGAAGTTGTAATGAGTTTTTTGTAACAGACCAATTCTGTACATCAGGCACTATTCAAGCAGATATGTTTATTAGAACTCCATTCTTTTTTATTCCATTGACAAGAAAAGGAAGAATATTTGTTGAGAGATTTACTCCTCAGTTTGCTTTGGAACCAGATGGGGGCATATGGGTCTTTACTAATCCTGTAGGCGGAGATAGTATGAGCATAGCTGTTCATCCATATAGAGATAAGGCTCATCTTGTTTTTGTTGATAGCGCAAATGCTGAGACAGTATTGAAGTGGACAGAGATAAGAGACGGAGATATAAGAAGGCAATTGCAAAGAGTTGAACATGATGTTCTAGATAATGATCTAAACCATAATTCGCCAGATATAGAATCTTCTACTCAGGAATCTTTGGATGTCATAGGATTTGATAAGGTTATAGGCAATCAACCAGGCTATGCAAGAGGAACAGAAATAACAGTAGATGGTGGTCGCATAGCAAAAGACCTTGTTTCTCCGTCTGAAGTATATGAAAAGATAACACCTTCAATAGTTCATAATAAAGAAGAAGGCACTATTTCTGTTGTTGGCCTAGATAATAAGAAAATAAGAAACATCAGACTAAAATATACAACTACTAGTGATTTTGTTGCTCTTAGAGACCGCTCGGCTACATTTATATTTCCTAATTCAAGAGAAGTAATAGATAATGTAGGGTTTGCTCATGCTGGAGGTTTAAGGACAGGAGAAAACTTTATCCTATTAGACGCTAGGTATTATGCTGATGAATCTATGCAGATAGAAGGAGAAGTTCTGAAGACAATAGAGAATGTCAGTATAGAGCTAGTAGTTATAAACGATGAAGAATACGAAATCTCAAAAGTGGGACTAGCTGGAGGAGCCTCTTCTTGTTTTGATGCAAAAGGAAATTGGTATATTTTCTATGAAGATTCGAAGGCTAATGTAGGAGAATACTCATCTCAACCAGGTGGGGATGACGTTATAGACGGAGGAGTAACTGAGATATCTTGTCTTGTAAGTTACGATTTGGGAGAAACTTGGTTTGACCATAAAGGGGTCGTATTTACAGCAGGAGATGAAGCCGTATCTTCTCCTTATATTGTATCCGATTTGAAGTCTGGAAAAATGTATCTGCTATATGTTTTAGATAATACGCTCATGTACAAAGATATAAATCCATCGGCTTTCGTTTTTGAAGACTCTTTCAAGGCATGGAAAAGGCCAGTAACATTTGATAGCAATACAGAGAGTAATTTCGGAGTTAGTCATTTTACTAATAATGGAAGAGAAATAAGACAGTCTACTTCTCATGTCGTTGTCGGTAATGTAACTGGAGACTTCCTATTGAGTCAATTGGAGATAACAGAAAGCAGAAGACAATACAACCTGCTAAAAGAAGAAGGGGAATATATTCGTTTCTTGCGTATTGCTCAAGCCGGAGATTTTGAAGATTTTTCGGAAGGCTTTTCTCAAACAAATTATGCTCCATTTGTAGATAGCAAGGGCGTTCTAAAAGTTGCGTATGTATTGAATGGCCTTTTATATGTCAGAGTAAGCACTGATGGCGGTAAAAGTTGGTATTTTCCAAGAGAGAATGCTCAAGAAGGAACGTTTTTCCATAGGAATAATACATTTCAAGAGCCGTCATTCATTTCTAATCTCAATGTTGTAATAGATGATTTTACAGATAAAATCAATATAAGCTATATAGTAGACGGCATGTTGTTTATAAGAACATTAGATTCTGGGAGTCTAGATTTGGATTCAAGGACTCTTTCGGAGGATATAGACCCGGATTCAGAGAATACAAAATCAGTGTTTTGTGTTGGAATACTAAACGATGCGGTCATAAGGGGACTGGAAGAGAATAATACTAATATAGTATTCCCTCATAAAGATGGTTCAATTGAGGCATTCAAGGAAACAATGTCAATAAGCGATATACCTGCTGTCGGATTTGTTTCTTCTACTGGTTATTCAAGATTCTATTATCAAGATGCCGAGGGCAATATTAGAGGATTGACATATACTCCAAAGAGTGTTTTATTAGATGCTAAGCAAAGGAAAGTTGACATAAACTAATGACTCAATGCGAAGATGACAGAGTAGATCCGTTAGGTTATCCATTCAAGCCTGCTGTGCCAGGTTTTCAGGGTAAGCTCAATTGTAAGTGTACAATTTGGGCTAATAATCCAATGTATCAAAGACGTAGACAAGATCAGGCTTTTATCTTTTCCCCAGAAACTCTACAAACAGCCCCAGAAACGATAAGACAAAAGATGCGGTCGGTAGAGACGGCATCGGGACAAAGAATAGATGGACTGTATTTGGCAGAGAAGCCTCAGTATCAGCATAACTTTATATGTGCGACTAAAAGGCAAGAGTCCGTAGACGAAGCTACGAAAAACCAGTCTGTTGCTGATGAAAAAGAATCCAAAGTAACTCCTCTTGAGAGATTAGAATTCTATGCAGGCATTAGAAAAGATCTTATTTTCACAGGAATTGATAGAGGCTTTGCTTCTTTAGGAATAGACCCAATTGGGGATGAAGATGATTATCTAATATTTGTAGATGGAACTGGAGCTACATATTCTACAGCACAGGCAGCTCATCACACTTGGATTAATACTGGTAGTTTGTATACAGATTATATAGTAAGACCTTCTGAAGAAAATATAGAGCCAGAAGATGATTTGCAAAGACTAGATTATCAGTATTCTTCTAGGTGGGGATACTCTAGCGTCAACTCTGCTACTAATACCTATAACTCGGAAGGCATAGAGACAATAGAGGGTCCAGATTGGCTTGCTCCTGCTCAATTGGCTAATAAGCAAGGTAGCCCTGTTGCAAAATTGCAGGAGCTATATCCTTCTTCAGCAGCGGACAATGTTTGGACAAACACTAATCCAGGAATTCATTGGAGAGTCGTTAAAAGAACTCCGTTATTCCAAGGTCAAGATTTCTATGTCGAAATAACTAAAGATGCTATCAGCAGCGACATTCCAAATCTTGCAGACTCTCGATTTAAAATGCGAGATGAATTCAAGTATTTAGATATACACTCTATACCTGAAGGTGGGACAGGAACAATTCCTCAAGAAGCCCTCATAGAAGTAGATGATGAAGGAAATGTTGATATCAATGCTTTGAAGAGATTTGATTTCACAAGACAAGCTTATTATATGATACAACTTGGGGCTGGGATGGAAGGCCCTATACATGACGAGTGTCACAATTTGGATCAAGGTCATGAATATTGGATAATTATACCAGAAAACTCTAACCCTATATTCTGTCATGCTGGCGTGGTTTACGAGCCAAAACCAATTGAAGAAGAAGGAGACACTCAGTCTCAAGCAACTACTGCACAGGATGGAACTCCCTGTGGAGATGGAAGTACATCTGATGATGGGCCTATACAAACAATAGGAATAACCGATCAAAAGAAGCTAAGAAGATTATCAACATACAGGGCCGCAACTGGCCGAACTCTTTTTAGAGATAGAACATTGAGAGTTCAGGTTCGACAGCATTTAGGAAAAATAATTGTAACATTTTCCGGACAAGAAGATAATCCTTGGATTATAGAAAGATCGGATTTAGAGCCAAGACCTAGTAACGAAGAAGGGTGTACTCCATCTACAATACAGGATTTTGCCACAACTAAAGTTCCTATGGTAATAGCTCCTGCTCCTATTGCAATCATGGGTGGGAATATTAGATGTTCCTTCTCTTTTGCTACATTGACTTATGATATTATAAATGAAACAAGACTTCCTCAGAACTATAGCATACTTGGTCCTGTAGAAAGAGAAGAAATAAACTTGTTCCTAAGAGATAAAGGTGTTAGTAAAAGGCTTGAGACCTCATCTAATCAAGCTCCTTCCGATGATGAATCAGAAGAGAGTTTTGAATATTCGCAAGATGCAGAAATATTCCAAGAAGTTCTTCTTGGAGAAAGAGTCGAGACAAAGGCTATAGAAAATCAGCCAGATTTAGTCAAAAGAAGAGGTAAAGCTCCATGCGCTCAAGCCGCTGGAGACCTAGACGGTAAGCGTTCTCAATCTACAATCGGTATAGCTATGAAGAGGACCACAAGGACAACTGGCTCTGAATCTCCATACTCGCTAAGTATACAAGTAGGGTTCAAAATGACTCCAGGAGATTACTTGTTTCCTTCTATCGAAGGAGATGGGGATAATGGAGATGGCTGGATGCTCCAAAGATGCATAACTCCAATTATGAATAGCTTCAGGCTCTTTGTCCCAAGCAAGGGGAATGCCTTTGATAAAGAGGCTATAGATGTAAGTCATCATGTTATGCAATTTGAAGATTCTTGGTCTGAGAAAGATCTATTAACAATAGACCATACAGGATCTATAAAGTTCTTGATAAACTCAGGAATGGAATTTATTGATGTAACAGACCACTCTTCATATTTGGCATCTCTTATTGATAAAGCGTTTTATCTGCAAATTGCCGTATGGTGGGAAGGTGGAGTTATGCCTTTGCCTCCTTTAGACCAAGATAGAGTATTATTTACGGGTCTATGTCATGGCGGAGAAATAACAGTAGAAAATAACGAAAGAGTTCTTAGTTGTCAGATTGAAGACTATGGAGTTATTCTTAGAAATCAAATATTTATGAACTCTCCGTTCTTTGATAAGATGAGAGATTTCAACGCTGTCTATGAGATATTAGATTTGGCAGGGTTTAGAGATGGCTCCGCTTTAGATGACAATGAAGATATAGATGACCCATCAGCTCCAGCATCTCTCATGAAGAGATATAAGGACAGAAAAGATGAAGAGATGTTCTTCTTTACAATACATAACGGAGAAACCATTATAAATAGAGAGTACGCTCTTCCTGGCAGTTATGATGTATTGCAAGAACCATTCTTGAAATTTAGAGATGGAGAAAAATATTGGGATGCTTTAGTTAGAATGGGTAAGCTGTCTGGCAAAGTTATGTATTTTGACAGATTAGGAGTATTCCATTATGATATGCTTCCTTATGAACAAGATTTGTTCAACTTCCAGCAAAGAGAAGGAAAAGGGGACTCAACATTTGAACCTATAGATTACTTGAAGCTTGCAAAAGTACACTTTGATGTTTCTCCAGATTTAGCAGGAGAGCCTGAAGTATACAGACAAGTCTTCAATGCCTACACGGTAAAAAGACATGTTCAGGATGTTGTCAATGAGATCAGAATCATATCTACAACCCCAGACGGCGAATTACTAATTGGTGGTCATACTAATTTTTCATCATTGTTTGACCCAGATTCGGCTGGCTTCCTTGGATACCCAAAACAGTTCATTCAGCAAGACGGTATTTTTGGAGATGCTCAAACCGTAAAATGGAATATAAAGAATTACACAAAGATGTTTATTCCACCATTGAGTATCAATTTTGAATCAATAGGAAGAAATAACATAAAACCATTAGATATCGTAAGTTTTCAAGGAATGAATATGGCAGAAGCTCAACCTCTTATAATAGGAAGCTTGACAAATGATATAAATCCTGAAAGCCACACTTGGGTTCAGAAATACGAATGCTACTGGCTATTCCCATCAGTCAATATAGAATGGGGCGATTCGAATGTTGTTGGATTGAGTCCAACAGGCGGAATAACTGAAACGACAGAATAAGCGAAAGGAAATAAATGTCAGACTCATATATTAGAAATAAATCAAAGCAGCTCAATGAGAGAAATAAACAACAAACATCGGCTGATATGTCGATGAGAGAAGTGAGAGACTCTGTTAGAGAATCTCGTATGGGATACAGAGGCACTGGTATGTTCCAGTTGGCTAGATACCATTCGCAAGAAGGCGTTCTTGTTATAGGTATGGGTGGCCCTCCTACAGTAGGCCAGTAAGGATAATTCATGGCTGGTTCAACCCCATTTTTCGGTATGGCATTTTTTGACTTTCGAGACCGTCTCGATCAGGCTGTCAATGTGCGAAAAGAGATTGATCGTTTTCTTATAATAGATAGGCAGCTATTTGGTCTATATAGTATTTTCGGAGATGGAGTAATCCGAGGATGGTCAATAAAAGAAAAAGCCAGATCATCTCAATCGAGTAACCCTATTGCTCTTACAATTGAACCAGGCTTAGGCATAATAGGATTGATAGCTATTGAGACATCTTCTCCAAGAGATATTCTTGAGCTTCCAGCAAATGATACCTTTGATGTTTATGCCATTATCTCAGGCGGAACAGTTTCTAATAGGCAAGTAAGATTTGTTATAAGTAGAAACGCTTTGTCAAACGGAGTTAGACTAGGCAGAATTACTACAGGCTCTAACTCAATATTGAATATAGACACCAGCTTTCGTGACGAGATTGGGTTCATCGAACTCATTAGAGAAGAAGTTGCTAATCATAAGCATCGTGGCGCTCCTTCAAAAATCGACCTAAAGAAAGAAACTAGAAATCAGTTACCAGGAGCTAGGGTAGAAGACTTTGACGCTGGCAAGATAGTAAGCGGAAAGTTAGATCCAGAAAGAATTCCAGTATTAGATCATAATGATTTAGATAATAATGGTCTATTGAGTCATGCGGCTCTAGATTCATATGCTAGGATATTCACTTCAGGAAATAGAGAATTGCTTGGCGAGATATATGGTTCTAACTTGATGAAGCTATTGCTTAGTTGGAAATATAGCAATCCAGAGATAGAGGATGGGTTCCACAACACTGTTCCTGTTATTCCTGGAGTTACTGACGATTCATTGATAGACTTTGATGCATCTACTTCTTATATAAGCTTACCTACAAATTGTCTTTCAGGAAAGCCAACTAGTATAGGTCGAATATCTTCTGTGTTCTGGGAAACTACTACAGCATTCCTTACAGCCTATGACAAGAATCTTGTCACAATAGCTAATGACCAAGTAGCTCTAACTAGAGGCGGTTCGAGTAGCACTGTCATAGAGAACTTTGAACAAGTTGCTTCAACGGGAGTTGCCATTCCAGGATTTACTGCGACAGCTATTACTATTGATGACAACTTGAGTATTCTTTCAGAGGGAGCAGACTCTTTGAGGACAGAAGGATTCTACAGTGGCCGTTTCGGTACTGATAGAGACTTTAGAATAGTATATACAAAATCTGTTACATCAAATAGAGATTGGTCATTGTTCGATGAGTTAGTTCTTGACATAAAGAGTCTATCTCTTTCTCATGGAGCTGTGTTCATGAACTTCATAAGCACAGATGATGACGGAGTAGAGACGGTATCTTCGGACTTCCTAGTATTAGGAGAGGATGAGATAACAACAAATCCAGATCCTGAGTTCAATAGTTTTGAGAGAAGATCTTTTTCCATTGAGAATTCAGAGAGATCTAATGTTACAAAGGTTGTATTCTATACAGATGATACGACAAGTAAGTTTGAATTCTTTATTGACAATATATTTCTTAGAAATCAATCATTGTATCCGCCAGAAGGTTACATCAGATTCAGATACTCAAGTCAAGTTCCTGTCGTTTTCAATTCATTAAATTATGAAACAACAGAGAATGATAGTACAGAAATAAGATTTAGGGCTAGAACCGCTAACTCTCCAACATTGCTCAATAGAGCATCATTTGGTTCTTTGCTAAATTCTGGAGATGTATTCTCTCTAGAAGGCACTGATATAGAAATAGATGTAAGACTTCAGTCGAATGATGATAGAGATGCAACTCCTATATTGGACTTAGTAGAACTTCAATTCATTGTTGCTTCAGAGGAAGTAGGATTTACAATATCTGATTCGGATGAATGGGATAGAGGTTCTTATGTAAACTCAGAAAGAAGTTTAGACGAACTTACTTTTTCTTCATTATTGAAAATCTCAGACGAGATAGCAATAGATAATACTTACTATTCATTCAAAAATGTAGTATCAGAAATTGATCCAGATAGAGTTGCTGTTGTCGGTTTCCAAGGAGCAACATATCCACTTTCTCCAAAACAAGCTTTCAATTTCGAGTCTAACCAAAGAGCAAGAGGATTCGATTTAGCTTTTTCCACATATAGATTAGCTGATAAAACGTTTTTGACAGCAGACACGGATAATGATAGAGTTGTATTGTCTAATCCAGATGGATCTTTCATCAAGTCCATAGGAAGTCATAATTTAGAGGATGAAACATTCTTCTACCCACTAACAGCCTCATATAATCCTACAACAGGAATACTGTCAACCACATTCTCTCAAGAAGTTGTTACTTCAGATATAGACATGACAAAGATACGGTTGTGGATTGGTGGCTCATCTATTGATCTTGGTCTCAATGACGAGTTTGTAGAAGATACAGGCATAACAAAGAAGATATTAGAAATATCGCTATCATTGGATAAGCAAGAACAATTGAGAAATACAAGTTCTGCGGTTTCTGTTCAATATAGATCAGGATCTTTTCCAAGAGATTTCGAACCAACGACTTCTGCCGCAGCAGTAATTGGTGTTAGAGGACTTGAAGTATATATAGGAGATGTAAACTTTATTGATGGAATCTCTAGACCGATATTCGCTAATCTTCTAGAGAATCAAAATTGGATAATAGGCAATTCATCAATAGCATTTGATGAGACAGGCGAAGCGTCTTCTTCTATAAGGGTAGAAGTTCAAGTTGGTAGCGATACTAACTTTGATGTAGAGGTTGATGAGCCAGAAGATGGTTTTGTAATACAATGGGATATTACTATTCCAACAGAATTGCAATCTGTAATATCAACATCAACTCCTGCTCCAGGCAATAAGACAACAGTAAACATATCTAGTCCTACAGCCGATTTGGTAAGAGAATGGACTCTTACTTTTATAGCAAGATATGTAAACTCAACTGATAACAGTTTGAATTTCAGTACGCAGACTCAAGTAACTCTCGCTATAGTCAGTAGCTCTACGGATGCAGGAACAGATGATGTAGTAGAGGCAGCTTCCATTATCGAGGTCAACACTGAGACATATCAAACAGAGTTCTCATACGATCTTGTTAAGTTTTCAGACTATTCTCTTGGCTCTGTCTATGAGATAGATGAAAACTTCTTCTTGGTTGCTGGAATTGTATCCTTGGCAGACAATGCTCTTCCTTCTCCTACTCAAGGCGATGCTCAAATAGGGGAATCTTTCAACGAAGAGGCTGCAAGAAAGCTTTTAGGCTACAGAGGTAAGGTTGTTCTTTTAGGAAGAGATAGTAAGGCTATTAGTTTTCAATATGATACGCCTGATGGTTCATATGCAAGCGATGCGGTGGTCGATAGTGATGGTAACTTCGTTATAGCTGAAAGTAGTTTTCTTAGCAATTCAGGTAGGATAGTCAAGCTTGATAGTTTTGGAAATGTCATTTGGCAGATTGGCGGAGGAGAATTTAGTAAGATAAATGACGTAAGGTCGTTGCTGAATAATCACATTATCGTTAGCACGTAAGGTTAGTTATGATTCCTATAGATTATGTTTGTTTTATAAACCAGACAGGTTATTCTCAGGCTGCAATATCAAATATATTAGCACTTTCTGAAAGTGGGAAATATGATGTTCGCCTCAATTGTATTCATAAAAAGATGCAAAAGAAGGCTATTTCAACTTCGCTGTTCAATAGGCTGACAGAAATGGCTGAAAAGCCACAGAATCCGCATTCAGTGCAAATTTTTCATACAATACCCCCAATGCATCGAAGAGTTACGAATCTTCGAAAGAAGATAGCATATGCCACCTTTGAGAGCTTTGCTCCTCCAAAGGACTGGATAACCTATATAAACAGAACTGATGCAGCTATTGCTCCTTCTGATTTCAATCAGAAAACGTTCTTACATCAAGGGGTGTCGAGACCTGTCCATAAAATACCTCATGCGATAGACTTTAGACTATGGAACGAAAATGTTACAAAAATGAGAGAATATGATAGATTCACATTTCTTTTTGTTGGGACATGGCGTAAGCGAAAGGGCTGGGACTTGCTTCTTGAGGCATGGGCTAGAGAGTTTAGCTCCAAAGATAATGTCCAATTGGTAATAAAAACGGACAAGAATGAGAAAGCTCAAAACGAAGCAATAAACTATCTTAGAAAAATCAAGAAGGATTATGCCCCCATTTTGTTCGAAAAAGAGATATTCGATGAGATAACTATACCGTCATTTTTTCGTTCAGCAGACTGTTTCATTTGCCCAACACTGGGAGAAGGATTTGGGCTGCCTGCTGCACAGAGCATGGCTTTGAAGATTCCAGTTATTATAACAGATTTTTCTGGTTGCACTGAATACGCAAATAAGGAAAATTGCATACTGCTTGATACTTCAGGTTTTACCATGCATGATTGTTTAGATAACATACCTCAATTCAGTAAACAGAAATGGCCAAGAATAAAGATAAAAGATATACAGTCGGCTATGAGGTTGGCAGTCAAAAATGATACGAAAAATACCGATAGAGTAGAGAGAGCCTATTCTTTTGTAAAAGAAAACTTCGGATATGAGACAATAGTCTCGCTATTTGATAATATGATGGAGAATGTCTACAGTGCAAACATTGCTAAAATTACAACCGTTTAGCTCGCCGCTAAGCAAAACTAACAATATTGGTTTTACTTTAACAGGTTTGCCTACAGATAACGATCTTAGGGTTAGATTTGAAAATGGTACATTCAGCAAAGACTGTACTGTTTTATCTGTTGAAAATGGAAGCATATCAGATAGCTATGTATTGCCAAGCGATAAAGTCAGTGATATATCTGGCGTTATAGACTTAGGAGTTCCTATTCATGCAGAAAACTCTGTTATATCAATATATGCAAATGTTGAAGCCTATGTATCTGGCTCTTGGAGACTTATTGATATCGCAGCATTCGCTTTCCAGATTGAAAATCCAAAAGCAGCAATAACCACAGACAAGGTAAATATTCAACCCTCTTTTGTTTCTCCGGAAGAAAAAGCAACTATAAGTATCCAGACAGAAGCGAATAGCCATTTGAGAGTATACATAAATGGTAAGCAATTTGTTGTTAGATCAAACTTTGAAGGCGAAGGCCGAATGTCTTTCCGTGGCATAGACATACTTGATGGAACAAATATTGATACTTCTGAGATACAAAAGTTTCCAATAACGTTCTCTAAGCCAGCAGATGATCATAAGATTATGTATGAGGCAGGTTCTCCTGTTCATTATGTACCTCAATCTTTGAGCGTTCTTCAATCTACTAATAATCTAGAAACTCCAGAATGTGCAATATTGGATTCAGATCCAGGCCCAGGACTTCAGATAAGAGCTGTTGAAGATAATTGCTTCAATGGGGCAGTAGTCGGGGATTTGTCTATATTTGATTCGTCAAGTAATTATGTTAATTCTTTGGTTGGTTTCTGTGGAGACCTTAGCGAATCTACTCCTGAACCATTGCAGTCTAGCGGCGTTTGTAGAATATCAAATTCAGTAGATACGACAATTATGCCAAATGGAGCTGCTTTGATAGCATACTCTTCTGCTTATAATCCAGTAGTTGATGGCGGGAGCCTAAGTGATGACCTAGTTCTTGCGAGTAGAATATTGGTATCTCAAACATCAACATCTCTTAAGTATAGAGGAAATCCTGTAAGAAGCGGAACGATACTTGAACCACCTAAGTATAACCATTCGGTTAGTTTCTCTAATATGACTTCTGGCGATGAAGTTGGTATTATCTTCAAGATAGAAGGCGGAGTATTAATTGAGATAAGGCAGACTTTTACAGGAGATACATCTGCTGATCTTTTTGCTTTTGCAGATAAGATAAATGATGACAATAGAATTTCTAGCGAAAGAATTCAGGCAGAGAAGTCTAGTAGTAAAATCAATATATTCTCAGAAGAAACTCTTTTTAGTGTTTCTAAGAATCTTGTAGTTGGAACGCCAACAGTTGCAGTTAGTCTGAATAGCAATACCACATTGGAATTGTTTGTTCCCTTTGGAGGTTTTTCTGATGTTGGGAATACTATATTGTTTCTCAATCCGAAGCTTGGCGCTCAGTATTATACTATTAGTCAAAAAGAATCACCAAACATAATAAAATTCGAAGTTGAAGAAGGCGTAAATAACGGATACGGCCCAACAATAACAGAAGATTTCTATTGCGAAAAATTCATCATTATTGATACAGACTCTGATAGTCCAGTTGATGTAGGTATAACGAGTGTCAACCCACTTCCATACATCAAGGACTCTTTGCAGAGAGAAGTTCCATCGGTATTCCCATCCATTGTTTCAAGAAAAGATTATGAGAATGAAGATATCTTTGTTTACTGCGTATGCCAGGCTATAGTAAATAAC